AATATCTTCGCTTGCTGGTGCTCAAGGTCTATCTTTAGCCGAACTTAGTGATGTTAGTGCAACCAATTTGCAGAATGGAATGGTACTCGTGTACAACAGTTCTATTCAAAAATGGGAAGCAACGTTGGAACTTACACCAGGTGCAACTCAGAATTTAGACATCAACGGGGGAAATTTCTAAATGGCAAGTATTATCAGGATCAAAAGATCCTCGGGTACTAACAAACCATCAAGTTTACAATGGGGTGAACTTGGATATGTAACAGGTATTGGTAGTTTTGGCGGTCTGAACCAATATAAGGATAGAATTTTCCTCGGAGACGATGGTACTAACGCCAACCCAGTTGGTGGATACTACTATACATCTATGATGGAGCACGCTCCTGGAACTATTCCAGCAGCATCCCATAATACTAGAAATAGTGATAGAGGTGTTGTTGCGGTCATGGGACCTGCAACAAACTCTGGTCTTGGCGGCGCTGAGTCGCTTAAAGTTGACCAATGGAACGTAGATAATTTAAGAATAGATGGAAATGTAATTTCATCTACAGATACTGATGGAGATATTAAGTTAGATCCTCACGGTGCTGGAGAAGTCCACATTCCAGATGATACTTTCCTCTCATTTGGTGATGATAAGGATGCAAAGATTGAATATGATGAAGATGGTGTTAACCAGTTAACATTCACTGGTGCCGACATCAGAATTAATATTGACACAAACTCACTAGATAAAGATACTGGTGCTCTGGTTGTTGAGGGTGGCGTCGGAATTGAGAAAGACCTCAACGTTGGCGGTGGTTTAAGAGTAACAGGTCACTCAATCTTTGATGAAGTTAAGATTGCAGACAATGTTATTTCCACACTACCAGGTGGAACAGATATTTTATACATTGACCCATATCCCGATGGTTTGAGCAACGAAGGTACTGTTATCGTTAAAGGTAACCTTCAAGTTGACGGCACAACTACTACAGTTAATTCGACAACTTCAACTCTTAACGATCCAATCTTCCACATCGGTGATGTCACCAGTGAAAGAACGGTCATGGTTGATGCCAACATTGGCGCAACATCACTGACACTCGATTCTATTGTTGGTATCAATACTGGGGATGGCATTAGTGGTGCTGGTATTGCAGCAAACACTACTATTAATTCCTACAATACAGGAACAAAAACCATTACATTCAGTAATGGCACTACTGCGGGTATTTCTACCACATCACAGGTAACAATTACTCACGCTTACGATAGCAATACTGACAGAGGTATTTCTTTCGCATTCAATACAAGTTCTGGAGCATCCAACAATAAGACTGGATTCTTCGGTATGGATGATAGTTCCATTGCTGATAGCACAGCAGGTGTAAATAACCACGGAACTCATGCTGATGATAGCAGAAGATGGACTTATGTTCCTGATGCTGCAATTGCAAATAGTGTTGTTGCAGGAACTAAAGGTTTCTTAGATATCAAGGGTATCTATTATCAATCTGGTGATTATGAAACTGGTGGTGTTGCATACTTTGATAGCACTGGTCTTCAAAGATCTACCAATGCAGTTGCTTCACCTATTACAGCATCCAAGCAAATCTTAACTGCTGTTACTAAAAAAACCTTTGATTTAAGTGTAGCAATTACTGCTTCTGCTGGTGATATTATCAGACAAGATACAACTGGTGCATATGGTGTTGTTGAGCAAGGTGTTTCTGGTGCAACTCAAGTAAGTTTGATTGGAATTGAAGGAACTTTCACAACTGGCACTAACTTGAGAAGAGAAGGTGTAAACGGATTTATCTCCAATCTTGGTTCAGTTCCAAATACAATCACCGACATATATACTAATAAACCCCATTGGACTTCAACACTTGACGGAGGAACTTTCTGATAAATGGAACAGCAAAATGAAGTGGATGTAAACGTTTTAATTAAACTTTATAATTCTAAATTAGCATCATTAACAAATCAAAACGTTCTACTTGAAGCAAAGTTAGCGACTTTGTCTCAAGATTATCAAGAACAACTTGAAGCACTACTTGAAGAGAACGCTGATCTAAAGGCAAAATTAGAAACTAAGAAGTAATATGGCAAAACCATCAACCAGGCAAGGACTTATTGATTATTGCTTACGTCAACTTGGTGCTCCAATTTTAGAAATTAACGTGGATGAGGACCAAATTGATGACCTGGTTGATGATGCCATACAATACTTCAACGAACGTCATTATGACGGCGTTGAGAAGATGTACCTTAAGTATCAAATTACTCAAGATGATGTCAATAGAGGAACTGCTGCACCACCCAATGGAACTGGTATAGTTGGAGTCACCACAACATCAACAACCAATGTTCAAAGCACTTGGTATGAGAGTGGTAATTTCATTCAAGTTCCAGATTCTGTAATTGGAATTGAAAAGATTTTTAAATTTGATACAAGTTCCATCTCTGGTGGAATGTTCAGTATTAAATATCAATTATTCTTAAACGACTTATATTACTTCAATTCAGTTGAACTGTTGCAGTATGCGATGGTTAAGTCTTATCTTGAGGATATTGATTTTTTACTTACCACAGATAAGCAAATAAGATTTAATAAGAGGCAAGACAGATTATACATTGATATTGACTGGGGTTCACAATCAGTTGGAGACTATATTGTTATTGAATGTTATAGAGCATTAGACCCAGCAGATTTCGTTAAAATATACAACGATAGTTTCATGAAGATGTATCTCACTGCTTTGATTAAGAGGCAGTGGGGAAGAAACCTGAGCAAGTTTAGAGGAGTCAAACTTCCTGGTGGTATTGAATTGAATGGTGGAGAAATCCTTCAACAAGCAGAGCAAGAACTGGCAGAAATTAAGGGAAGAATGACATCAGAGTATGAACTTCCACCTCTCGACTTTATTGGGTAATGGCACTTAATCCTTTTTTCTTACAAGGGACTGCTTCTGAGCAGAGGTTAGTCCAAAATCTAATAAACGAGCACCTACAGTTTCATGGTGTCGAAGTAACTTATATTCCTAGAAAATACGTAAACAAAAAAACTATCATTGAAGAAGTTCAAACTTCTAAGTTTGATGATAATTATTCCATTGAAGCATATGTGAATAATTATGATGGTTATTCTGGTGCTGGAGATGTCCTCACTAAATTTGGTGTTAGTGTCAGAGATGAGTTAATTCTGACAATTTCAAAAGAAAGATTTGAAGATTTTATTGCACCCTTCATGGCGGGTTTGGATGATGGAACTGGAGAGGGGGAAATCATTCTTTCAACTAGACCAAGAGAGGGTGATTTAGTTTACTTCCCACTTGGCGAAAGACTGTTTGAAGTGAAGTTTGTTGAGCATGAGGATCCTTTCTATCAGTTAGGAAAGAATTATACATATCAACTCAAATGTGAGCTCTTCGAATATGAGGATGAGGTTATTGATACTTCACTCAATATTATCGACCAGCAAGTACAAGAAGAAGGATTTATTACAACTCTGAATCTTGTCGGAACTGGTAGAACTGCAACAGCAGTTGCATTCATTGAAGGAAGTTCACCTGGATTAAGTGGATATATCGATAAAATATATCTAAACCATGATGGTTATGGATATACTTCAGTACCAGGAATCTCAATCACACCATCACCAACAGGTCAAATTGGTGATAATGCAACAGCTGTTGGATTCCTCACTACTAGAGGTGGTGTAACGTCTCTCAAAGAAATTCTGCTTACAAGTGCTGGTTATGGGTATACTGTAGCACCAACGATTACAATCACTGGTGGAGGGGGCACAGGGGCAGCAGCAACATGCTCTATAAGAAGTAGTGGTTCTGGTGTTATTAGAATTAACGTTCTTGATGGTGGTGTTGGATACTCTACAACACCTACAGTTACTATTGCTGGTCCTCCAATATCTGCAACTCCTGTTGATGTTAATGTTGTAACTACAGTTGCAAATAATTTTGCATATAACGTTTCTAACAAGTTTGACTCTGAACTTATAACTATGGACAGAGAATTAACGTTTGATAAGAATTCCTAAATATAAGAAAGTACGTTTAAATAATGGCACTACTAGGTATATCAACGGGAACAACACCAAATGATGGTACTGGCGATTCGCTGATTGTTGGTGCCGATAAGATTAATAAGAATTTCCAAGAAATTTATAATGCTATTGGAAATGGAACTACCATTTTTGCAGGTAGTCCAAATATGCAAGTTGGACTCGTAACTGCAACGGCATTTTATGGAGATGGTTCAAATCTTTCTGGCGTTGGTGCTGATGTAAGTATCCAAGATAATGGTTCTGGAATTGGAACTGCAAGAATTATCAACTTTGGAGATTATCTTGACGTTTCTCCA